GCCCGGATGCAAAACGATCCATCAACAAGCGTGTCCTGGGAGCCGTCACCGACGCCGTGAAAGTGGCGCATTTCCGCTGCAGTCAAGACGTGCGTTGCTTCCCCGCCTTCAGCCGCCATAGCGTACATCGGATCGCTGCCGTCATAGCCAACGATCACGCGTTGGCGAAGATCCGGAACGTTGAAGGTGGTGGTTCCATTCCCAGCACCGGCGCTGGTCCCGATGACGCTGAATAACGTTGCGAAGTCGGTACGGCTGACTTCTTGACCGTTACAGACTAACCAGCCTGCCGGCACGACCGTGCTCAGGCGCGGGATGATCATGCCCGTCGGAATCGATTGCACCTCGTTCCTGAAATTGTCAGTGATCGTCCCGTCCTCGTTGAACATGAAGTTCACCCATTGGCAGAGCAGCGCTGGCAGCTTGAGGAATACCGCCAGCAACCTGTCGCACAGCGAGCTGGTCGCCGACGGGACGGTGGCGCAGAGATCAGATGGTCGGAATGGAAGTGGCATGGGTTATGGAAAAGTTCTACCTGCACCGCTGTTGTAATAGGAAGCCACTTCGGCTGCGGTGAACAGGCTGCCGATTCTGGCGGTGAGTTCGTCCACCTTGAAGTCGGTCTGCGTGCCACCCCCGCCGGTCCCAAGTTCCCAGGTTGTGAGTTTGCCGCTTACGGACTGCGGGAACGAAATTGTGCTGGCGCTCCTAGAGATCATTCCGCCATCCAATTGGATCCCGATTTTTGAATCGCTCGGGTCGTAGAAGACGCGCCAGGCGTGCCACGCGCCGATTGGCGGGATGACCGGAAAATCCAGGGAGACGGAATCGCCGTTGTTGCTGCAGAATGCGCGGATGGCAAGGCCCCAAAGAAAGTCCAAGGACAGGCGTCCGAGCAGATTCTCTCCGATATCGAAGACGCGATAGTCAACGGGTATCGGTTGCATGTTCACAACCTCGACATCAATCTTCATCCAAAACATGAAGTCCATGCCTCCACCAGAGTAGGCCAGCTCGGTGAACAGGCCTCCGCCAGTCGCCGCGGTAACCGCGTCCAACGCCGTCACCAAGCCAATGTTCGCATTGACGCTCGGCACAAAACGGACGCCGTTTCCAACCTTGGCTGAAGACTGCTCTGTCAAAATAGAGCCGAACCCAGTAGGCCACATCGGTATCCCGTGCACGACATCGACCCTGGCGGCACTGGTTCCTTCCTCGAAAGGCCACCAGAATAACGTGTCGGTCTCGGAAAATGGTTCTGGTTCCGGAGCTGCCGCGCCTCCGGTGGCGCAAAATTCCCCAACATCCACCGGATACGGGTTGTCCGGATAAATCTGCACCAGCTCGGAAAGGTCCAAGCCTTCCACGCAAACCCTGGTCGCGCGCGGTTTCAGATCCTGTTCTTCGCGGAAGATGATGTCCCCGGCTTTCATCCGGTAATCCGCGTACAGCTTGTCGGCGGTGGCCTGGTCCTTGTCCACGCGACGGGCCAGTTCGCTTTCAACGTAGGTCGCCACGGCATCTTTCAGATCGTCGTCGTCCGGCACGTAATCGTTGTCCAGGTAGGATCTCCGGATGCCCCTCCAATGAACCCCAACCACGTATCCGCATGGGAACCTCGGGAAAAGCCACAGCTTCTGGTTTGGACCGACAGCGAAGAACTTGTCCGAGAGTTTGAACGCGCAATCGTCCTCGGGCTGCGCAGCGAGGTAAGGGGGCTGGCAGCCGGTATTCCCGCCGACATAATCGCCGCAGTAGTACGGGTTCGCCGTGTAAAGCGATGGCGATGAAAACATCGACTGCCCGCAGCAGCAGCTCCCGGTCTGATGACAGCGGCAGTGCTCGTAGAGGCAGGAGAGTTTTTCCAGTGAAGCAGAATCGTAGAAATGCCGCTGGCAACGGCAGGACGGTTTGAAAGCGTACACCGCACCGATGCGCCCGCGGCAGGCCTGAAGGATCGAAAGACCGCAGTCATCCCAGCTCTGGTCCTTGTCGTAGAAGTTGACGTTAACCAGTTGATACGACTCGACAAATGTCTGAAGCTGTATCAGCGCGTTGACGATGAAGTTGCGGAACAACGGCACCCGCACCTCCGCCTGGCCGTCCGGAAACACCAGCGTGTTGATCGCTGTTCTGAACGCGCTGAAGGTGATCAGGGACATTATGGAGCGACAGGAGGATTGACTGGCTCAGGGACCCTGATGCCCGGAATCGGAGGAGCTGGAGGAGAGGATGCAGGCTCTTTCGGGATCTTGCCCACCTTCGGTTTGGAGAACTGGCTCGGAGTCGCCAGCGGTTCGACCTTCTGTTGGCTGGCCTGCTGCTGCGCTCGGCCGGGACCAGCAACTACGGTTGGCTGGCCAGGAGCCATGCCGCTAACGACGGCGGCTGCGCCCGCAGCACGAATGCGCTGCAACTCCTGGAACGGGATCGGCCCCAGTACTTCCCGGTCCTTGGGCTGCGATGAGCTCGAAGATTGCTCCAAGGCTGCTTTTTTTTTCTGCCATTCCTCGAACTCCTCCGCGGTCAATGGAACGACGCCGCCGACGTGCATCTTCACGGCCTTGTCCAGTTCTTTGATGACGTATTCGTCGGCCGTCTGGATAAGCCCGTAATCTCCGCCAACGCTTTCGAACGGGGCCTTGGCGCCATTCGGAAGATACAGTGGGCGGCTGAGTTTTTCTTTGAGGAAGTATCGCATGGGGCACTCTGCTACTTATGGGGCTGGAGGGCAAGAGGGGAGTTGCTGTGGACCTGCGCAGATTTCCGCGGAGTAACGCGGGTGCTGCTCGCGGAACCAATGCTTGCCGTTGTACCAGGATTTCTTGGAGGAATTTTCCTGCTGCCACAACGGCCTTAGATTTGAAAAGTGGAAACATTGTTTTGCCTGTTCTGGATCGAGCAGGTCGAATGAAGCGCATGGGCGAATATGATCGACGTTCCATTTTCCGATACCCTTCCCGTAGTTCTCCCAGGACATTCCAGGTTCCCATTGCTGTTCAAGGTGAGCTCTGAGCTCCGGCACCGAACAGCCGAGAAGTTCGATGGTGCCTTTCCGGTTGTTTCTTCGACCAAGCAATGCACTGACTCGGCCACAGAGAGCCCCGTAGAGCTTGTAATTCGGATCGGTTGCGCGTCGCTGGCTGTGCCAGTTTCTCGCGTATTCTTTCGCGTGCGGAGTTGCTTGATGTTTGCGCCTCGCTTTATTTTTAGCCGCTTTGAAGGCTGGATCATTTTTCTGTTTCTCCTGATAGCGTTTGCGCTGATAATCGGCCTGTTTCTTCAACGCCTCCTCGGTCGGATACGACCCGTACTTCTTCCGATTCTCCTTCCGCCAGGCGTTGTGATGCGCTCGAAACTTCGCCTTCCTCTCCGGATCGGCCATCAGCTTCTCGTAGTACCTTTTTTTCTTTGCGCGCTTTTTCAGCCTTGCCTCTGAGCTTACCGTTCCTCCTGGCAGCTCGTTGTTTTTTGATGGACTTTGATTTCCCGCCGATTCGGCCTCCAAGCCGGCCAAGGGCAACTGCATGTGGATTTTTTCGCATAATGACATGAGCCAAAGACTAAGCCAAAGCGGTATGGATGTCAAGCTGGATGTCATAAAAAAGCCGCCCAACATACGCCGGGCGGCTTGCGTAAGTTTTTGTTACTCAATAAGTTGAGTACAAGTCATAGGGAATTGGGCCGGTGCGTCCAGTACTCACTGGCTTAATCGATGCAAAGTTCTCGAGAATCAGGTTGTTCGCGGGACATTCAACAACCGCAGTCCAGGTCGTGCTGTTCAGCGTCACCGTGCTGGTCGGCCTCTCCATGACGCAGGCGAACGCCTCGTCGATGCGGGCCAGGTCGTTGAGCGCGCCGCTGGTGAACTGCTTGCGGTTCGATGCAACGATTCCGGGATAGATTCCCGGCCAGTCGAGGATGAACATGAACCGGCCTGAACCCTCCATGCCGGCGGTGGTGGCGGCGGCGGCGAGGTCGTCGAAGTAGAAATGGCTGATGACGTTCAGCGTCACGCCTTGCGGCCAGAGCAGCTTGTAGGAATTCCACTTCATTCCCAGCTCGGCCATTTCGCCCGGGGTCACGTTGACCTTGATGGTGTCGGAGCCGTACTGGCTCTTGTAATAATCGATCATCGCCAGCTCGAACAGGTAGGCCGTGGTCGAGTCGGTGAGGATGTCCACCGAATGCGTGTCCATCGCCGAGCCCATGTTGTCCCGGTTACGGATGAGCTGATAGATCTGGTCAAAGAACTCCAGGAGGTTGAGCACCTGACCCTGGAGGTCGTACACCCGATCGCATTCGAGCAGCTGCTCGTAAACGCCGACCGCGTTGGCGCGGAACCCTACGCACCGGCCTTCGGACCCAGGCAAATAGAGATCGCCACTGGCGAAGGTGTCGATTTCGGGAAGAGAACGGTACAGCGAAAGCGTCTGGTTGGTGTTGAGGCGCGTGTTCCAGAAAAAGCTGTTGAGCCACTCGCGCTGCGCGATCTCGCCCAGCTGCCGGTTGCGTTCCGCCATCGGCACGTCGCCGAAGATCCTGAAATATTCGTTGTTCTTGATGAGGCGCGCAAAGGTCTCTTCATAGAGCTGGTCCGAGCAGAGTGTGTACCGGCTGGTCTGGATCCAGAACGGCACGCGCTTGTTCGGATTGAGCGCTGGCCGGTTATGGCACCACTGCTCAAAATCGTTGATATTGTTCGTTCCGCGGACGAGCACGCCCCGGGTGGGAACATTCGTCGTGTTGATCGTGTTGTATGAGGCCGAGCTTCGGCCAGTAGCAGTGACGGCAAGGACGCTTGTGCCAGCGAACGTGGATGCCACCGCCTGGGTGATCTGCCATGCTGTCCGCGCCGAGGAACCGCCGGCCGTGCGGGAGGCGATGTAGATATAGTTGTCGACCACGAACCATTGCGGGTCCAGCTCGATGGAGTTCCGGTTGATGACGTAGAACGTCGCCGATGTCGTGCTGCCTGTGGAGCCGATGACTTCCCAAAACTCGGCGTTAATGATCGATTTCTGGCTGGCGAGAATGAATGGCTGGATCTCGTCGTAGCCGCCGCGGACGTTCTGCTTATTGATGAGCTTGCCCATCGGCTTGGCGTTTGCCATGAGCAAATCGTAGAGTCCGTTGACGCGGGCGCCGCACATCTTGAGTTCGAGCTGCGTCGTCAGCAGCGAACTCATGTCCCGAAAATTTCCTGCACCGTCCGTGAAGATGCTGGCCAGGATGGCCGGGGTTGCTGTGACGATGGAACACTTGGTCAGCGTTCCGCAGGAGGAGAGAGACGTTCCAATTGCCGGCAGGCAGCGGCCGTGGGAGCTTGTGGAAAAGATATTGGCGGCGATCGACATAAGGTTTTCGGGAGCATGACGGGTTCATCCCGTCAAATTGCTCACCTACGACCTTAAGCGGTGAAATAGACTTCCCAAAATAACATCTGCCTCGCCGGGTGCCGGCTTTCCATCATTGCCTGTTGGTGTCCTGAGGCTGGTTCTTGAAAGAGCTTCAGGCGATGACGCAGTTCCAGCTGTCTTAGCTGGTTGCGCCGACTTTGCCGCAGCGGGTTTTGGTGCTGGTTTTGCCCCGTCTATTTTCTTGTATCCGAGCTTTTCGGCTGTGGCGTTGAACTTTTCCACCTCTGCATCGCGGATTTTTTTGGCCTGAATCGCGTATTTCTGCGCGAGAAGGTACGCGATGTCGTCCTGGTCCAGGAACCAGTAACCGGGCTTCTGATCCTGGGGCAGCCTGCCGAACGCCATGCGTCCGATGAACCGTTTGCCGTCCCGCATCTGATCCGCTCTCGGCAGCCTTGAGATCCGTTCCTCCTGCCCGAGGATGAAATCTGCAAGCTCCTTGTGCGCCGGGTTCTGCGGATCGTAGTTCACCCCTCCGTTCGGATCATGCAGGCGGACAAGCTCAGCGGTGAGCGCGCTGACTGAGCCTGCCACATGGTTCAGTATCCCGGCAGTGATCGGATCCCGCTCGACTAATCCCTTCACGCCGTCGGGCTTTTTGATCTCGCCGGCTATCTCAGGATCAAATTCGTTGAGAAGCATCTCGACGCTTTGGAGGACTTTCTGCTGGATGACAGGTTCCAGGGTTGTCCTTGCCCGCTCCTGTTCCATCGCCGCAATCTTTTCATTCAGCGGCTTGATGGCCTGAGAGGCGATCTCCCTGGCCCCGATGGTTATTTCTGCCTTCTTCCAATCATCCTCGTCGACAACCGGCTCGATGCGCTCAAAGAACGCGTCGTGCTCCTCGGCATCTGGATCGAACGGCGTGCCTGGGTTTTCCTTCGCCCAGGTTTTGACGTACTCCTGAATCTCCGGGATGGACTTCAGATATTGCTCGGTGATGCCCTTGTACTGGGAAGGGTTCAGGACTTCCAGCTCCTGATAGACGATCAGCTGGTCGCGCTGCTTCTGCGTGAGACCGTCCTCGGGGCGCTTCGGAGCTGGCTTATCCTCCAGTTTCGGAGCCGGAGCCATCTTAGCCACGGCATTGGTTGCGGCTTCGGCAGCGGCAGCCGCGGCGCGTTCCGTGATCTCGGCTTCACTGGCTCGTTTTCTCCTTGCTTGGACTGGAGGTTTTTCGTCCTGCGGCTTCGGTTTTTCCTCCGGAGGTTTTTCCGGAGATTTTTCCGCCTTCGGCTTCTTCCTGAACAACTTCTCCGAAATGGTTTCTCCGGCCTTCTTCCATTCCTCCTCTTGGGTGGTTTTCTCAGCGGCCTCCCGCTTTGCCTTGTCATCGGGTTTTTCATCCGGCGGAGTCTCATCCTCTGACTTTGGCTCCGCCTTCGCCTTCGGCTTTGGATCCGGCCTGGTGATCGTATCGTTGCTCTCCGCGATGCTTGGGAGTTCCTTTGGCTTTATCAGTGGCGCGTCGCTCAGGTCCATCTGGCTGGCCAGAGTTTCGAGCAGGGTAGGCGCTTTGCCGAGATCGCGGATTGGTGGGGGCGCGGTTTCTGTGGTTTCAGCCATATTACAACTCGATTCTCGCAATGAATGGCCCGTCTGGAAAGAAGGATTTCAGCACCTTGATGGCCGATTCGAACTCGGCGGCTTCACCGAGCTTTTCCTGAGCGGCGGCTATGTACTGCGGATTGCCGTGGTCGGCCTTCGCTTTGGTGGACAGCTCTGCGAATTCAACCATCGCCTTCTTGGAGCAGTTTTCCAGGCATCCGATGAGTTCCTGAGCCTCTGGCTTCAGCCACCAGAGATTGAGCGAATGAGCCCTGGCTGGTTCAAGTTCTGTGATGTTCATGGCTGTGGTGGTCCGGGTGGTTGCAGGCCGGACGGTCCTGGCGTTCCCGCGCCCGGAGGCATCGGCGGGGGCGACGGCCCACCGGCTTCAGGCGGCGGAGGCCCGCCCGGCGCTGCAAGTTCTGATGGCAGTGGCATTCCTGCGTGCGCGGCGACAAGTTGGAAAAGCTGGAGAAGTTTTTGGATGTCCGAATCCTGCTTGGCGTCCTTCTGCGCGATGGCGACGACGGCCTGTTTGGCCTGATCTGCGTTAGCTGCCACCTGCTGGTTCAGTGTTCCGACCGCCTGAGCGAGTTTTGGGACGGCCTGGGCGCTCACCTGCACCTGCTGTGTCAGCTGCTGGACTGCCTGCGCCAGCGGCTGAGTTGCCGCGCCGACCGTCTGCGCCATCTCTTTTTCCAGGACTTCCTTGAGCTGCGCGAGCATTCCGCTCACCTGCTCCTGGGCCTTCTGGTTTTGCTCCTCCGGACTCGCGCCTGGGATCGCCTCCAATTTGAATTCCTGGTAGAACCCGCTTATGGCGGCCACCTGGTTGATCAGCTTGACAGCCTGCGCCGGGCCGACTGCGGCAAAAATAAGCGGATTGGTGAACACGACCTGGAGCAGCTGGATCATCGCGTTAGCCAGCGCCATGTTGTTGATCCGATCTTGAGAATCCCTGGTACTTGCGAACTCCTCGTAGGCCAGCGCGGTCTTGTTTCCTTTCACGCTGGTCTTGGTGTTCGTGTTCATGTCGCCTTCCTCGTCGACCGTGAACCCGAGATCCTCAATAACCGTCTTTGTATTGCCGCCGTTGGTTGTCTCCACCTGGGCGTAAACTTCGTCGTCGCCGTAGGCCATGAGCGCGTCATAGAGCTGTTTCTTCCAGGCCAGGTCCGCGTCCTCATCGTAGGAAGCAGTAAAGTTTAAGCGCTGGCTTGTCGAGCTGGCGATCACCCTGGTTTCCTCGGCGGTCTGCTCGTGCGCGGCGGCGGCCCCGATCTCCTGCGAGGACATCACCAGGATCCGCTCCATCATATCGAGCATGGAACGGATGCCGGCGAGGATTTGCGTTGTATCCAGGCGCGGGAAATTGACCGGGAAAAATGCTTCCTTGATTTCCTTCCCGGCGAACGCGGCCATGCGCTTGGAAAACGGGATGAAGTTGACTTCCATGTACCATTTCTTCCCAAGATTCTGGATGCGGTCGGAGATTCCCTTTCCGACGGCGTCCTCGTCGTAGAACACAGCCGCGAGGAGGTTTTGTTTGATCGTGAGCAGCTGCTGCGACAAAAGGTTCCCGATATGGTCTTGGAACGGGAGGCATTCGAGCATGATAGACGAGTTGATCTCCCGCTCCTCATGCGCGTCGTAACCGCGATAAACAACCGGAGAATAGGCCAGCGGCTCGGCATAGATCACGGTGGACTCGTTGGCGACTACGAACCGGAACCAGACCGGATAGGGATATGTTCCCCAGCCGTACTGGTTCGGAACCAGCTTCATGAACAGCTGCGTGAACGTGATCGCCTTATCGGTTTCGTGGGCGGCGTAGTAGCCGGCTGCAGCTTCCCGGTCCATCGCTCCGGCTCCGGTCACCGGGGTTTGCGCGTTGCCGCTGGTGGTTGGATTGGTCGTCAGCCGGTTTGTCCGGTCGGTCGGGAACTTGCAGACGCAGGGATAAATGGTTGAGAAGAACGTGGGATTACTGGTCATCCAGTCGGTGCCGTAGGTCAGTTTGTCCAGGTTCCAGTAATCCGGGTTGTCCTTCACGTCACCGTACCGGTTCACCTGCCAGTAACCGCCGTAGGTGCAGCCGGTGTCGGTGTTGAAGGTGGACAGCCTGTAGTTCAGATCCCAAAATACCCGGCTCATGTGCGGCAGGTTGTAGCGCAGCCCTTCGCGCACGATCACTTCCTTGTCGTCCTTGTGGATCTGCGTTTCCCGGTGCCACTTCTCGGCGGGGAACATGAGCGAAGTTCCATAGATGTTCTTGCTCAGGATCGCCTGTCTTGAAATCGCCGGATACCCGTACTGGCTGCTCATCTTCTGGATGCGGTCGGTGATGATTTCGCAGCGCGCCTTGTTCTTTGCGGTCAGGGTTGCGGGCTCGTACTTGAAGAATGGATAGATGTTCCGCTGATTGAAGATGACGGCCGTGCGGATGACGGTGTAGGCCTTGGCCACCGGAACCGTGACTTCGAAGAAAGCCGGGATATCGATGGTCTTGACGACATCCCCTTTGAGATTCCGCTCCTCTCGGATAAGGTGGGTCAATCCCCATTCCTTGGAAACGCGCGCCACACCTTCGGTATCCATCTTTCCGTTGAGCAGCCACTTGGTCAACGTGGGGGATATTGCATAGAAGGGGGCGTCGAATGCCTGGTCGAGCGCCCACCAGTGGCGGGATTCTCTGAGGGATTTTCGAATGCCCTCATCGATGCGGGAATGGATCAGGTTGATGCAGTCTCGGGTCTTGTCGTCCGGATCCCTGTTCTCGGTGGCAGTCGTGAACTTCGATTTGAGCAGATCAACCGTCAGGCCATGCTTCTCCAGAATTTGAATGTCGACCATAGTCAGAGTCCGTTCTGGTTCCAGTCCGGCCGACCGGCAAGAAGCTTTTGATAGCGCCTTCGTTCGCGCTGCCGTTCCAGCTGTTTTTGGGGGACTCGCGTATACACTTTCAAAACAATTTTGAGCTGCCGCTCCACTCCATCGCAATCGACGACCGCCGGGACGGTTCTGTCAAAGTCACAGAGGCTGTACACCGACCCGTTGGCGCTGCTCTTGAGCCTCAGACTCCTTGCGCCGATCAGCAGGCGGTAGGTGTTTCCTCCCTTCCACTTATCGAGCTTGAAAAAAAAAGTGGAGTTGGACGAGGCATTTACGCGTAGGTCATCGCCGGGGTTTTCGAAGCGGCTGGTCCGGATGGAGCTGCCTCCGCTTCCGCGCCGCCTCCGGGAGCTTCCTCGTATTCAGATTCGACATTGTCCAGGCTGAACGTGGTTGAATTCGGGGTGACATTGGTAGCCGTGACTTCGAGGGTGTACTTGTCGCCGACCTTGCATTCGTGGCCGAGCAAATCCTTGAACGCATTATGGGCGTCTCCAGTCAGCTCAAATTCTCCAGTTCCGCCGGCCTCTTCGCCCAGCGCGGGGGCCTCTTCCGCCGGGGCGGCTTCGGAAAGCCTGAGCGCGGCGGGTGGTTTATTACCGTTTGGCATATAGCGGACATTCCGCCTACTGTCCTTCATGGTCAACAACAAGTTTTTTGACATCCGATGACCGATGCTGAAGGCAGATGGTCTCCGGACCTGGCGCCGAAGCAGGCGCGCCTGTTCAACTGCTACAAGAAATTCGTCCTTTGCAGCGGACCTGTCAGGAGCACCAAAACCATTGGTTGCCTGCACCGGCTGCTCCGGCACGCATGGGAAACACCACAGGCGCGCGTCTCCATTTTCGCCAAAACTGTCAAATCGGCCTTCGCCGGCGGCGTATGGTCGGACCTGGTGGAGATCGTGTTGCCGCTCTGGCTGCGTGCGAACATGGGGATGCGGATAACCTACGGGCCCAAGGTCGAGGGATCCACGCGTCTTCACAGCCTCGGCCTTTCAAACATGTACGGCGGCGAGTCGGAGATCCAGCTGCGATCCTTGGACTATGACTTCGACATCGAGGCTTCGATCAAATCCGGGCGCTTCTCCATGTTTTATTTCTCGGAACTGTCGAACTTCAAGAACAGGATTGTCTTTGACGCAACCACCGAACGGCTCCGGATGCCGCATCTGCGGGATGACCAGCACCTGTGGTTGGCCGACACCAACCCCGACGATGACGGTGACCAGTCCTGGATCTACAAGCTGTTCTACGTCGAACGCACTGCTGAGGACCACCCGTTCCCCGATGTCCAGGCCAAGTATGAGCTGATCGAGTTCACGCTGGAAGATAACATCTGGATGACCCAGGCCGAACGCAACGAGATCTTCGCCCGTTACGCCCACGACGCTGACAGGCGCGACCGGTACTGCTTTGGCAAATGGACCCGGAGCACGGAGGCCGGGCTGTTCAGCGAGGTGTTCCTGGCCGACACGCATGTCCTGGGCAACAGGAGCACCTACGACGAAGACGATTGGGAGATCATCCTTCCGAGTGAGACATGCTCGAAGATGGTCACAGGTTGGGACATTGGAACGTCGAAGAACCATTCGGCGCACATCCTGGAGCGCATCGGGACAGACGGGTTCCAAGGCAGCATCTTTCACGTCCTCGACGAAATTGTGTCGGTCGGGACCATGCTGACCATTGAGGATTTCACGACGCTGGTGGACGAGAGGATTGTGTTTTGGGAGAAATACATCCGCGATCACTGCCACACGCAGCCGGTGGAATGGCGGCATTGGTCGGATGCTTCGGCCTTCGATACGTTCCGGGCTGCGCTGGGATGCTTCGATCACATGATCGTGGCGGTGGCATCCGAAGGGCGGATCATGCTGCAGGCGTGCCCGAAGGGGAAGGGATCGATCTTCAAGCGCGTGGATCTGCTGAGAAAACTCCTCTTCCAGAACCGCATCTACATCTCGGCGCGCTGCGTCAAGACCGTGGAGATGCTGGGTAGCCTGAAGAAAGGGAAAACGAAGATGGAACCGGTGCAGAGCAATGAGATGACCCACGTCTTCGACTCGCTCACCTACGCGCTGGCCCCTGAACTGATCAACGAACTGGCCGATTCGTGGAGCCCGCACATCGGGGCGTCCACAAGCCGGATAACATCGCTCAAACTTTAGGGCACTTCCAAAACCACGGCGGGCGATGCTTGACGGTTTGCCGATGTCTTGAGAGTATCGCAGCGACGTTCGACCGTTACGCCGAACGCCGCCGCTGAACAAAACAGTGAATCGACCACCGTTATGCCTGCCAAAATAAATCTCATCGGTCGGACTTTTGGAAGAGGATTCGTCTTCGCTGAAGCGCCACCGTGTATCCGCCCTGATGGTCAAACCAGAGGCAAGAGTTGGGTTCGGTGCGTCTGCGGAACCGAGTTCATTGCCTTCAATGAAAATCTGAAGCGTGGTCATACAACGTCGTGTGGATGCTACCGAGACGAACGGCGCATTGAGTCTCACACAATACATGGTCACGCTAAGAAAGGAGCAAACACCAGAACGTATAAATCATGGTGCAACATGATTGACCGATGTGAGAGACCGGAGAATCAAGCTTACCATAGATATGGCGGACGCGGAATTAAAGTCTGTCAGGAATGGCGTCAATCTTACGAAAGTTTCCTTGCATACAATGGCGAGTGCCCGCCAAGAATGCAGATAGATCGTTGGCCGAATAAAAACGGAGACTACGAACCCGGAAATACGCGGTGGGCAACGCCAAAACAACAAAATCGGAATAGAAACAGCAACAAGATTCTTACCGTTCGTGGAATAACCGGATGTCTCGCAGAACTGTGCGAGCACTTCAACGTCCCGTATAGGCGAACGTCGCTAAGATTGTTTAAGAAATGGTCTGTGGAAGAGGCGTTTTTCGTTCCGCAAGCCACCAATCAATTCACACGGAAACCGATCACGGAATATCAAGAGCAACGCCTGGGTCTTTGACCAATCTCACCGACTCGACCACCATTGAGCCACGGCCAACCGTTCCGAGCGCCACGTAATTTCCAGTTTGCGCCGATCCGGCGCTGGTGATTCGGGCTTGAACTGAAACGCGATGAGCGCCAACCGGAACGTCAATTCCGACGAACGAAAAACTGTTCGCGTTCATGCTGTCGATGGCAAGTTTCACGCTCTCTGGTTGAACGCAATTCCAATCTACAACGATTGACAATGAGCCATCCAAATTTGTGGCTATAGTTTGGCACCCTGCAAGCTGGCCCTCCAAAACGGTCGTCAATGTCTGAGTTCTTCGAGAGAACACCACAGGCCCAGGCTGGGCCGCTTTTCCATCAATAAGAAGCTGGACCTCTATCATGGCGCTGGCCTCCGATGTGTCCGGGACTCCGTGTTTCGTGGACGATAGGGTTTGCGTGAAAAGTCCGCATTCCAAACTGACGGTTGCGAAAATGTCCTTATTATTGGCCAGTTTGATCGTATTTTCCAAAACCGTGGTCCACCGACCTGTTCCGGTTGTTTTCGGCAAGAGCGTGGTCGCGGCGGTCTTTGCGGTCACTTTGCTGCTGGCCTGTTGCTGCGCCTGCGCGGACAAAGCCAGCGCAAGCAGTACTGCTGAAAATAGTGTTTTCATGGTTAGAAAAGCCCGCCACGACCCCGCGGCGGGCATTAACGGAGCGGAGGTTAGACCGGAGGAGCTTCCTCAGTGGCGGCGTCGAGAGCCGCGAGTGCGTCCTTCACACCAGACACGCGCACTGCAAGGGCGTTGACGGCGGTTTCGGACCTGTCAAGGAGCGCCTGATCTTCGGGCGTCACGGTTCCAGCACTTGCCTGGAGTTGCGCGATGAGATCCTTCAGGCGCTGAACGTCGCCGGACACGCCGGAAACGCTGGTGACGATTGAATCCACACTTGCACCGATTTCGGTAAAGGCGGCATCAACTTTGGCCGCGTAAGTTTCAATTGCACTTGGCATACATTTCACTTTCTGGTTTAGGTTTTGGCGTCCAATGCTGCCAGTGCTCTGGCTACCCGCGCAAGGCGCGAATTCAGCCGGTTCAGCCTGCCGAGAATATCGACCCTCTCCCGAATCGCTTCGATGAGTTCGACGTGTCTCTGAGCATTCTGGCGTTCGGTTGCCAACAGGGCATCCTGGACGCCGATTATCAGCCGTTCGAGACGGCTTTCATCTGGCACGGTAGGTTTCGCCATTCGACAAGGTAGGCGTTTACCCGATGATTCACAATGGGGTCTTTACCCCGAAGAATTGAGTTGCTTTACGGACTCGCGCCGAGATCAACAATGCGCGGCCAAAGGCCTTGACCGGGATTCGGAATGTTGAACGACTCGTAAACATCATTCGCATTGCCCTTCGTGTTGACTTGGAACGCATCGAAAAACGTCACACCATCCCGCGTATATTGGAATTGGTAAACATGGTCCTTCTCCAACTCGAAGCTCAGATACAACCCCAGCCTGCCCGTCTGCGGGTTCTTGTAATACACGATATTCTCCACGCGGGAGTACTTCGGCGGGACGGACTGCGCCATGACGAGAACGGCGACGGAGGTTAGCAGGACGGCGAGGATTGCGAATCGGATTTTTTTCATGTTGCTTTGTGTTTAGGTTTAACCCCTCACCATGCGCGAACATGATGCCCGAATTTTACTTGGCGACTGGTGATGGCTTCATTATATCATGCGCAGGCCCGCGCCACTGATAAAGGCCCATCGGAGATGACAACCATCCGCCTTCAGCATTGTCACCGCCGAGCGGTATCCACCACATGCCGCGTCCCCATGCTCGATATTCTGTTTTGCCACTCCATCGACCGTCTCGCGCCCGGCATTCATACCAGCCGCGTCGTCGAGGTCTCTGATAGCTGCTTCGCCATCGGAGTTTGGTCTTTTGCTTGGTTGCCATTATTTCGCGCTGGCTGCCGCGATTGTAGCGATCAGTTCCAGCACCCGGACGAAGTTGGTCGAGCTGGCGTTCTCGGTCAAGCCTGCAAGGCTCATGCCTTGAGTTTTGTCCGTAGTGCTGGCCCGCAGCTTGGTCAGGTCCGAATGCGCGTCGAAGACCGTGAGCACATAGATGTGAGTTGTTCTTTTCGTGCCATCGGTGCCCAGCTCGATCTGCTCCGAGTGAAAGCGCGCGCAGCCTGAGCACAGCAGCACCATCAGCCAGAACGCCGTGGCGAAGGCGAGCGCGTAAGTGGTCCGCTCAAGCGTGATGGCAAATCGTTGACGGGCGGTTTTCAATCTGCCTTTGCTACGGACTTCTTCACCTGATCGACAACCTCTCGCACGAACACGCCGATCATTCCCAGTGAAACTCCGTCGATCCACGACAGGTGGCTGCCGATCAAGGCGTTCATTCCAAAGCCGGCCAGAAGCCCGACAAACGGCGCGATGCAAGGCAGAGCCACTTTCGGCACGGTTGGCACGAGCTTCTTTATGCCTGCTATCACAAGCGGGGTGAGCACAGAGATGCCGTAGGCCCAAAGCTGCGCCTTGCTCTGCAGCTCAGGCGAGATGACTGATAAGATTGCGTTCATGGTTTCGTACTGTGACGCAGGAATTCAATGGCGGCAATAACAATTGGCGTGATGAGCGTAACGAGCACAGCCACAACCGCTATTATTTGGCCGATTGACCAATTGGCTTGCTGTCGAAGCTCCACCCGCTCCTCCTTGCGCCCGACACCGGCCATTTGTGCCTCGCGCAACGCGGCGATGGCTTGTTTGCAATCCTCGATCTTTTCGTCGTAGGCAGCGAACTTAGAGAGCGCCTCCTCCCGTGCCATGAGCCGCTTGGCCTGGTCATCGAGTTGCCCGCGGAATTCATTGCTGCGTTCGTTGTAGGCGGTTTGCGCGGCTTCGGCCTTGGAAATCGCCTCCTTGATGGCCCCGAACCGTTCCCGGTTCAGTTCCTCCATGTTAAGAAGCCAGCGTTCGAAGTAGGCGTGCTGGCTCGCGATTGTGAACCCCCCGCAGTCGGCGGGGCGGCTGCTGTGCCCTTTATCCATTCGCAAATTTCGCCGCTAAACCGCATCGGCGCAAGGCTGGAATTCAGGGAGTAACGATCACTGTATTTGAATAAGGACTGGTGCCAGAGGCGCTTTTTGACCGGACTCGAAAGGTGTATTCCCGTCGCTTGTCGAGCTGGACCGTGAGATGCAGCGTGCCCGGAGGAACCGTGCCGATGTTGACGAACGGCTGCGCCTTGATGCTCTGCTCGATTTCTGTGGATGCGCTAAGGTCTGACAGCCATTGGAGGTCGTAACGCCGGCCTGTTACTTGAACGGCCCGGAGATTTGTCGGGGCGGCTGGCGGAATAGGCACCGGAGCCGAGACGCGCCAAATAGTGATCCGGTCAAGCTGCGCACCCGCCTCGCGCCCGCGAAAAATCAGCGCATGCGAACCGGCGTTCAGGACGTACTGATGATCCGCTGTGTCTGACCGGTAGCGCACCGTGCGGGTCTGCAGGCCGGTCGTTATCGGCACGTCCCAAACCAGATCCTCGCCCGGATCGCTGTCGATGCCAACGTAGAAACTGTTCGCCCCGTCATCCGGCGCATTCAGCATTGCGCTTACCGAGTAGCTGCCTGCGTTGGTGGTTGCGAACTGGTAAAACGCTCTGCCGCCGTTAGTCGCTCCGGTCTGAGAATCCTGCTGCACCAGGCCGTTCGACACGTAGAATGGCGCCGTCACCGTTCCGGCTTCCGCCTCGAAGCTCAGGCCCAGTACCGGGATTGAGGCTGGAAAGTTTGTCACCGTGTTGCTTGGCTGAGCCGGCACGCCGAGATTGTTCAAGGCGATTACATAAAATCGAGTAGTGTTCGCGTTGTCCGCCGTCACGGTCATCGTCAGTCCGTTGGTCTTGTCCGTGTCCGTTGTGGTGAAGTTGCCCATTCCGACGCTGTGCCATACCTGGTAAACCGTCACGTTTGCGCTCGCGCTTGGGTTCCAGGCCAGAGTTATCGGCACGTCGTTTCCGCGCAAACACGCCAGGCTCAACCATAGCGACAAGAGGCACGAACCTGCCGTACTCAGTCGCGATGCGGATTGGGATAAGCAATTGTGTGCCGCCACCGTGAAGGTGCGCCGTGCCGTGCATACTGAAAAATCTCGCCCGGTTGCCCGACCCGTTATTTTGCACAATCGCATAGGCTGTGTCTCCGGTATAATTCGCCACGAACAGATATGCACCTTCAGGCAGGCTCATTTGGTTTTCCGCTCATCATACGTTCCTGGTCAGCGCCGTTTGGAAAGCCTGGATGATGGTGTAGAGAGTGAGGGCTTCGCCTGCGGTTAAGGACAAGCCGACATGGTAGCAGGCCAGCACGGAACTTGTGGCCGCGGCTGGCCACGGCGCTCCGTCCAGGCTCGCGTTGTGCACGAGGATCTCTCCATGCGGCCTCGCGCCTCCCGGCGTCAGGTTTGCGGCGATCGAGGCTCCGTTTTTGAACAGCCGCAGCGTTCCGTTGCGGGTGGCGACGTAGTGGCCGATCTGTCCCACGTCGGTCACCGGCCCGATGTCGTTCGAGCCCGGGGCTACAAACATTGCCGTGTACACCCCGCTCGCGTCCCATATCAGATACGCCGTTCCAACAGCGGTTATCGCCGCGCCCATCGCTATGTTGCGGTTGCCCAGCGTCGATTTGTACACTCCGATGTGATAATCCTCGAGCGGCAGAGAAACGTTATCCGCAAAAATGCCGGTGTTCGAAACGTCGCTGCCGGTGGACTGCAACCCTCCGTTGACGCCGGTCTCGTTATAGACCCAAGTGCCCGAGGTGAGCGCGGCCGTAAAAACGTCGGTCGTCCCGCCGATGTCCTTGATGAATGGCGCAGCGCACGCGGCCTTCGTGTTTCCCGCGTATATGCCGAAGCGCAGAATTTTGGAACGCAGCCCGTTGGCCTTGAAATCGCGCATCATCACGTTCGCGGCGTTCAGCGTGCTCACTGACACCGAGCTGCCCAAACCGATGACGCGCGCTTCCCAATCCGATACCTCGGCGTCGATACCGCTGACGCCACCCCCAAACGCGTTGCCGATCTGCCCGATCCAAGGCTTCCATCTCACCGGCCTCTTATGAGGCGTTGAGAGGATCCGAGTCTGAGTTGGGAACTGGGAGATCAAAGGTTAAGATTCCATCTCGATCACAGACACGCGAGGAGCGCCGGTCGAGGCGATAATGCTGACGATGCCGCGATAGCTCGCGTCGAAATAAGAGCCCCCCTTGCCATCGTCGGCGGTGGTGCAGGCCTGCAAGGCCACGTTGAAATCGCTGGTGGTGGCTCCCGCCCCGAGTTTCACCAGCACAGGCGCGTCGTCCAGGTTGATGATGGCGAACCAGGCCCGGCGCTCGTTGGCCGGCAGCACGGTGCCGTTGAGAATACGGATGGCGCTGTAGCTGCCGAGCTGAGCGGCCTCAGCTTCCTCGGACCCGGTGCGATCGGAGCCAAGCAGAAAGAGGAATGTACCGGTGTTGTTTATCAGTTGCATGGTTTTACTTACTTGATTTGGCGTCTCCTTTCAATCAGAATCGCAGCAGACGCCTGGTTGTCGCCAGTGCGCCTGCCGCTGAACACAACGTTGAGAAAGCAACGCTATGCGCATTCGCAAGCTTATCCCGCCAGGAACTCAATTTGCAAGATGGACCGTGCTCGGACCAGGACCGGATGGAACAAATCATCTCGGTCGCCCGATTCCAACAAGCCATGTTCGCTGTATCGATGGCAATGAGGCGGTTGTTCCAAATGGCCAGCTCCGAAGCGGCCACAGCCGATCGTGCGGCTGTTTGAGGCACGATCTAGCAATCATCCTGAATACGACACACGGACACGCAGGCGCCAATCGGCACAGCAGGATTTATTCAGTGTGGGCTGGCATGATTCAAAGAACAACTGACCGCGCTTACAATCAATTCCAGGACTACGGCGGTCGTGGTGTCTCAGTCTGCGAGCGCTGGAGAACTTTCGACAATTTTCTTGAAGATATGGGGCCAGGCAAAATCGGATGGACGATTGAACGCTTCAACAATGATGGAAATTACGAGCTTGCCAACTGCCTTTGGGCAACGCGCGCCCACCAGGGAAGAAATAAACGCACCAATCGGATTCTCACAGTTCGCGGAATCACAGCCTGTCTGGTGGATTTGTGTGAGCGGTTCGGTGTTCCGTATTCGCGCATCAAGTACAGGCTCGACAAGGATTGGTCTCCAGAACGAGCGTTCTTCACTCCGTGTTTACGGTAACAGATTTATTGTCTGTCGTTGGCGTTGCAGATTGCACCACATTGATCTGAATAGGACTGATCTGCGCGCCGGGCAGAAAAGGTTTCCCCTGCGGAATATGCGGATTTGAACTCCGCGTCTCAGCGACCTTGTTGAGCTCAAGCTGCAGGGCGACGTTCTCGTCGATTGCCTTGATGAAACGCAGTTGAAGATCCAGATAACCCTGGCGCACTTCGTCGCTGATACCGTCCCTGTTGGCCTGAGTCGCGCAGGCATTCGCGGCCTCATAGATCATCTGCGAAGATCCGAGCAGGCGCCCATTCCCGTACCTGAGCAGGCCGACCTGATCCAGAAATTGTCCGATGGTGGCGATGTTGTGCAGCCCGCGCGATGAGATGTTGAGCAGGTTCAACTCACGCGCGGCTTTGTTAAGTCTGCCGTTCGAAATCCGTTTTACCCTGCCGGAAGGTTCTCGGACGGCAATCGTTGTGGTAGCCTCAGGCATGATGATCTTCAGGCTTCACCCTCCGCGATTCGCGCAGTGGAGGCAAGTTTTATTGCTGGAGCGAAAATCCCTGAGGAGCGCGCTGCCGCACATTCTATGGACGCTGATCACCGGCATCGCCCACGCCCGCGGGCGCAGGGAGCGATGGCGACGGAGAATGAGAACCTGCTATCGCTGCCCGATCTTCAACCGGAAACTTCGCCAATGCCGTCCGGAGCCTCCGCCGGGAGCGGACCCGGAACCGTTTCGGAAGATTGGCTGCGGGTGCTGGACTCCGGCGATTGCGTACTTTTATCCTCCAGGGAAACCCTGCTGGGGACGTTCCCGTTCCTGGGACTTCGGATGGGACTGAATTCTATCATCGCAGTGTGCCGTATCTTATGCAGGGGTTCCGGGTACTGGAGCTTGCTGTAGTCCGCGCGCCATTCCTTAAACGCGTCGTCAGGAGTAAGAGCGACCGCATCACAAAGCCCGCGGCCTGGACGGATCAATCCTTTCGGCACAGCTGGAACAAGCACGACCGAGCCGGGTGTGAGTCCATTCCCGATATCAGCCGGAGGATGGAATACCTTGGCCGAATACCACTTCATGATCTCCAGAACGGCCGGGAGACAACCGGCCAGCTCACCGAGGATCCTGGTCGCGTAATTGGCTGCGCATAATTTCTCTTTCCTGGCCAGCTCGTGCTCCTCCATCCGCCGGTCAAGTTCAGGCGAAGGGATCATTTCAAGCGTCCACCGGACGAAAGTTTCCTGCCGGTCCAACGCCAGGAGTTTCGGGCTGGCAAGCGCGCCGTAGAATCCGGAGACCGTTAATGTCTCATGCCGTTCCTCTGGCGGCTTTCCGAACATCGACATGAGGCTCGAGAACCGGACGGCCAACGCTTCCTTCCAGTTTTGACGGTACGGCATCGGAATTATTTTTGCGAAGCCAAGGTCCAGCGTTCTGTGATCGGCGAGTCTGCGTATGGCGGCCGCCCTGATAGCAAGCCAGAACACCTTGAGCGCGTCCCATCCGATTTCCGGGATGGCATAGTGAAGATCTTTCAGGAACGACAGCTCGCAGCTGGAGAATCCTGGCTCCGGCGGAGGATCGATGTGGTCGGGCGATATTTTTTTCGGTTCCAGCCCAGGCCAGACGATGTAATAGTCAAAGGTGATCCCGGGAGCTTTTTTTGCGAACCGTTTCAGGTCCGAGTCGCGGAACCACCAGCCGCGTTTGTCGGGGCTGTAGTTCCACGCGTTGAGAATCGGCGTGAGGACGTTGTACTGAACCGGGGCTATGGTCATTTCCCGGCGCACGAACCAGATCACCGCTCCGTCCTGTTCGATTTTGAATGGCGCAGCCTTAATCGGGAGCGTGAACGCGAAACCGTCATCGAGCCGGTCGCTGACGGTCCACAGTTCGAAGTCACCGCAAGGTGTGACGCTGATTGTGTTCGACATTGCTCCGGTGAAGATACACTGTGACGCAAAATTGATCTCTTGAAATTCGCAGCCACCATAGGAGCCTACCAATTGGCCGATTTTGTTCAGCTGAACATACTCGCGCTCCGCCGGGTGTTCGGAGACGACCTCCCGATCTTGGTTTCCGATGATTTGAACCAGTATTCCGCTGACATTCGGGACGTTGCCGCTCGGTTTGACGTCTTCCACTACTGTAGCAGCACCCACAGAGGGCATTTTGCCGGTGATGTGAACCAAGCGTGCAACGCTCTGGCTTTCGCCAAGGCTCAGGGGGCCGACATTGCCCTAAAAGTCAGCCAACGCTTCATCATGTGCGACCCGGTTTGCAGGGAAATCCTCGAACGGTACTTCTCTGATCCAGAAGTTTGGATCGCTTTCCCTGGAAAGATCCACCCCGGCTCAATTAAGCGGGCCGAGTCTCGCTTTTTCTCCAATTTCAGCACGGTCACTGATTTTTTTGCCGTCAGGACGGACAAATTAAGCTCCGAGACAGTCAAAAACCTGTACGAGACGCGGGTGAAAGAGCAAAAAAACCGTTTCGACACACTCGCGGAGCCTCTGTGGGGATACATCGGCGACGTAACCTTGGCCGGGCACGCCATCCGTATGCCAGAATTCAGTTCCCACTACCCGGGCAGACCGCCGATCTACCTCAGGAAATGCCAGCAGGAGCCCGGCGATTACCAGGTATTCGCCCGGGAGAACGGGATGGAGGAATTCCTGCCGCTCCTGGTTGAATGGCGCCAGATGAGTACTACGTATCGTCCAGTGCCCCAATTCATTTGACAAACCCAAGCGCACAGGATTACAGTCAATGAATGACACGAAAACAGGCTCCGATCAACTACATTCGGCTGCGAGACTCCTCGGAAAGATTGGTGGTTCAGTCAGGAGCAAGAAGAAGGCTTTGGCGAGTCGAAAGAATGGAAGACTTGGAGGTCGCCCCAGACGCAAAAGGCGTCCCGCCGTTAAGCCGGGAGCAGATAATCCAGAAGTTTGAGACATTTTTCGAGAAGCCAGCCGAAGGCTGCTGGGTATGGACTGGCGGGAAAAACGAACATGGGTACGGAAAATTCAATGTCAACTGCGGGACAGACAAGGCGCATCGGATCTCTTGGATCATCTATGTCGGGCCGATTCCACGCGGCCAGCATGTGCTCCATCGCTGCGACAATCCTCCGTGCGTTCGACCGGATCACCTATTCATCGGCACTGCTCGGGACAACAGAATTGACTGCAAGCAGAAAGGCCGCGATTTTTCTCCTCCACACTACCGTGGGGAAGAAAACAGCAAAGCAAAACTGTACGAGCGTGACGTCATGGAAATTCGAGAACTCATAGCCAGAGGGTTTGTGCAGGCTGAGATCGCTAGGCGATTCAACGTGACACCTCAAAATATCCGCTCGATCCGCCTTCGAATAACCTGGAGACACATACCATGAACACTCAACCTACCGAAGCCGAGGTCCGCGCGCTACGCGATCGAGTGTATTGCATCCCGATCACCGACAACGAGTGGGAGAAGGCCCGCTCGCACTGGATGAGCCGCGAGGGGATATCGTTCCTGCGGGCCCATGATTTTCCGATCTCCGAGACTCTCAGGCGGCGCGAGGCTCAACCGAAGTAGTTTCTGCGGCGAGTGGAACGCGTGGGAGATCCCGCGGCCGGTTCGATGGTTCTGACCGCATGTATCACGCCGCAGAAAATTTTTGTTGCCTTCGCCGCGGGGATTTTGCAGAATCGTGACGCTCTGACAAAGCACGTTCGCTGCGCCAGAGCTTGCATTTACGGTTTACCTATGCATTCTTAATTTGCGCTCGGTCCTGGGTTTCGGCTCAGGCCCTTGCAGCAACCCTCTTTTGCTCGAAGGGCGAACGAGGCCGAGCGCAATTCATTTCTTTGGTGCATGAAGCGGGGCACTCCAGAGCATCCGAAGATGAAGAAATTGGCAAGGACCCTTGGAATATCCAGATATTCAGCTGTAGGACTCATGGAGTGCCTTTGGCATTGGGCTGGTCGATTTGCGCCCCAAGGTGACATTGGAAAATACGAGGACGCTGACATATCAGACGGCTGCTTTTGGGACGGAGAACCTGTGAAATTGATCGATGGTCTGCTCAAGAGCGGCTGGATTGAGCGAGACGATGCCAGGAGGCTCCTCATCCACGATTGGCACCAGCATGCCGATGAAGCCGTTCGGAAGGCTCTTAACAGAGCGAATCTTCCATTTCTGACTGTGTCGAGACACTGTCGAGACACTGTCGAGACACTGTCTGCCGAATGCCGCCAAGGTGAGGCTCTGGCTCTGGCTCTGGTACCTGTACGGAAAGGGGGTACGGGGGAAAACCAAGAAATGACATTCGAGGAAGCGATGGAGCGCGTCGACGTCCAGCTACGAGCACTCGTAAAACCGGATTTTGCACGCTTGGTATTCGATTCATGGGACGGACGCGGAGGCAAGGATGGCGCAGGCGTGACTGTGAGATTTGAGAAACATCTCAGGAAACGGTGGAACCGTGAAGGTGAACAATGGATCAACGGATGTCATTCAGCGCAGAAGGGTAAAGTAATCCTCGCCGCATCGCGGGACTTGACCCCGGAGGAAGAGGCCAAAATTCAGGAGATCAAGGACATTCCATTCCAAAAAGAGCGCGAACGCTCCAAAAAACTCCAGGAAAGGCTGCGCAAATGATCGTCACCGCCAGGGAAATCTCCAACCAGCTCTCAGTACAGGCGGAGGCGTACGCAAAGTGGCTCCTGCCAAACGGCCGCAAGGAATCCGCGGAATGGTGCGTCGGATCTGTGAACGGCGAGGCTGGTCATTCGTGCAAGGTCAGGATCAACGGCGCCAGGGCCGGCGTGTTTATGGATTTTGCCGGCGAAGAGAAGGGTGATCTGCTCACGCTGACTTCCCTGGTAAGGCGCGTCACATTGGGAGAAGCCATCCGCGTAGCCAAGGAATGGCTCGGAATCCACGAACCGGCGTATATTCCGGCGCGGAAATCGTTCAGCAAGCCGAGGGCGGTTCTTGCCAAAACCGACTCGGACCTCGTGATCAGCTATCTTTATCAGGAGCGTGGATTGGACTGCTTCACGCAGGCGGCATTCAACGTCTCCGAATTGTCTGATCCGAAACTTGGCGCGGTGATCGTTTTCCCGGCATTTTCTCCCGACGGAGAACTCCTGAACAACAAGTTCATCGCCATCAAGCGGAATGACAAAGGAAAGAAAATCGTCTGGTCTGAGACCGGCTGCGCGCCATGTCTGTTCGGCTGGCAGGCTCTTCCAAGAGATACCCGCGAGGTGGTTCTCACCGAGGGCCAGATCGATTGCATGACCTGGCATCAAGCCGGGTTTCCGGCGCTATCTGTTCCAGACGGCGCGACCAACGATGCCTGGATTGATTTCAACTGGGACAGCCTGCAGCAATTCGAGCGAATCTACCTGAACTACGACGATGACGATGAAGGTCGAAAAGCGATTCCGAAGATTTCCGCTAGGTTGGGGCTCGCGCGCTGTTTCATCGTTCGCCTGCCTGGATTCAAGGATGCCAACGAAGCGCTGCATGGCGGATTCACAAATAACCAGTTCGCAGCCGCCATCGCCGCCAGCAGGCCGTTATCGCCGCGCCAGATAAAGACGCCGAACGAATTGACGTCAAAGGTTGTCGAGGAATTCTTTCCTCCAGACGGTGTCCGGCCAGGATTCTTCCCTTCGATATTTCGCGGAAAACTCGGCCTGCGCCCGGGCGAAGTGACCGTCTGGACAGGCATAAGCGGGCACGGCAAAACCATCCTGCTCAATCAGGTAATCCTTGAAGCGATCCTGGATGGGCACCTGGCGGCGATCGCCAGCATGGAGATGCCAGTGCACAAGATTCTGCGCTGGATGCTTCGGCAATCCGATCCGCTAATCGAATTCACACGAGAACAAATCACCGAGATACTCGAGTGGATGACCGGCAGGCTATGGATTTACGACCTGCTTGGAAACGTGCAGTCAAAGCTCGTCCTAGAACTAATGGAATACAGCTTTGCCAGGCATGGCGTCACGCTGTTCGTCATCGATTCTCTGATGAAATGCGCCATCGATTCGGATGATTATAACGCCCAGCGCATGTTCCTTAACGACTTGTGCTCGTTTAGCATGGATACCGGCGCGCACGTCAACCTTGTGGCTCACGCTCGCAAGGGGTCCAACGAGCTGGACGCTCCAGGAAAACTCGATGTCCGCGGCTCGGCAGACATCATCAACCAGCCGGCCAACGTGCTGACGGTATGGAGAAACAAAGAGAAAGAGGTTAAATCCCGCAATAACGGCGCGACCGACAACCGCGAGCCGGACACCATAGTCTATTGCAACAAACAGCGCGAGACAGGCGTGGAATTCGCTGAGAAGTTCCTGTTCAATAAGCTGCGGTTCACGCCACTCGGTTCAGAGGCGATCAATTTGAGTGTCCTGGATCGTCTGCACCCGCATCCGGAAGAACAGGAATTCCCAAACATGGAACAACCCATAACCACATGAATACAAAACAAATAACCGATATCCCACTCAAAAACGCGATGCTGCTTTGGAATCCAGGATCATCCGGCGAGATCAAGGTTGTGCGGCACTTGGTTGAAGATGACTCCGATTTCCGATGTTCAACAGGCGCTTGCTGGGCCGCTTGGCAGGATGGTGACGATGATTACAGGCGGCACAAGCTCCTGATTGAAGTGTGGCACATCGTTGTTCGTGATGGGTTGAAGCCCATCAGCGTTCATGCTGCGCTCCAGGTGATTCCGGAATATCGAGAGATGTTCGACGGCGATGAGGTCGGCTGGTTGAACGAGCCGTTTGTTGCGCCTGGACGGTCCATGTACTCATGAAAGAGAAGCCTCTCGTTCACCTCCTCAAACCCGGCGAATACCGCGTTTACTGCCGTCTCCCTGACTTCGTCCCTGGCAATCTCACGTGCACAACTCTCCCCAGCAAGGCTACCTGCGCGAATTGCCTCACCGCTTTCAGGACCGCCACCAACGGTTCCTACAGGGAATTCCGCGTGAGCCATATCCCGGAAAGATTGCCGGAGGAGGAGTCATGAGCAAACGCGGATTGCGGAAAGGTTACACGAATCGCCGCGATCTGTGCTATTTCGTAGGCAAACGCGCCCTGACACTGACGCCGCTTCAAATGACTTACGCGTGGGATCTGCTGGCCAGGCAACTCCATCATCGGCTTGGGGAGATGGATATTCCAAAGTTCGTAAACCTGATCTCGCTCATCAGGACAGCCACGATCAAAGCTAAAAGCGTTGGATTCAATAAATAAACCCCCGCCAATGCTCAGCCAGAAAGACTGGGAGTTCGCCGTCGGCACGGTCTATGATTGGAAACTTGGCGACGGACGCGGTTACAGCACCAACGTCGAGACGCGCATGTGCCTCGCTCGAAACGCTCAGCAGTTCATCGACGGCCACGATTACTTTCAGACCCTCGCAAACTACGATTACGAACACGACCAGCAATCATGCATACCGATGATAAGAAAAACGACCTCCTCGCCCTCGTAACGCAACTTTCTTCCCTGGTAAAAAAATGGAGAATCCAGGCTGATGCTCTGCAGGACCTGAAGAAAGATAAAGAGATCCAGACCATGATCTTACGCAACAGGCAAAACGCGGATGAGGTGGAGATTTTGGTCGGAAAAGTGGTGGGTGGACAACGCGCACTTGACGAACGCGAAGATGTGTGCGAATAGAAAATCATGTTTGGTGCCATGACAGCTTTAACGCCGGGTGCCCAATCCTGTATGGCCAGGACGGCAACTTCACTTCCTGAAGACCAAACATCCCGGCGCCAGTTTCTGCGGGCCGAAGATCAAGGGTTATCTTTCAAACATCCCCTAGGTCACTCCTTGTCCGCAGTCCATTTCCATGCCTCAAGGATTTAAGCGCACTCTCTGGAAACCTCGCGCGCAGCCGCCGCTTACTTCGAGGCAACGCGCCCGCAAGAAAGCTTGGACTGCCTCGATCGCTTTCAACGCCAAGCCGGGCAATTCTCACTTCATCATTTTCCCTGCCAGCAGAAATTCACACCAGGCAGGCGAGTCACATCGGGATGAGCGCACAGTAGCTCATGCAACGCCGTCCGAAAGCCAGCTCCGAGCAGGTCTGGCCGATGCCTCGTTAAAACGACACCCAGCACGACCAACATCGGAGAACAGTAAGGGAGTAGCATCCACATCCGACGCCTCGCGCTGCACTGGAGCGGAATGGCTTAATCAGTCCTCGCCGCTTAATTGTCCGGCATGTGCCGGAGAACCGCGTCCCTGATACCTGAAGCTCTGCACAGGTGTCCCGGGTGGCCAAAGGTCGCCAGCGCCCGGTAAACGCGAATCACTCGCCCCGGGTGAACTCCGCCCGTGAAGCTCCTTGCACTTCCTCGCTCGCTTCATCAGATCTCCATTTTACATGGACCGATTGAACCTTGTCCAGAAGATTACCAGAGGAAGACTTGATGTGAAAATGAGGATGAGTCGCGCAAACACACCCCTATCCCGCGCAGCCATGAGCCTGGGGCACCCCGCTCCCCCGGCGGTGGTCAAATCCTGTTCCAGCGGTTTGCGCCATGTCAGAAAGCAAGGCCAGCGTGCAAAAGTCGTTCGCGCCGACTGGTTTGCACTGATATTGGAGGAAGGTTCCTCCCGCGTGATTGCGACTCCCAACACCAGCACTTTCTGTGGCGGTATCTAAGATTGGCAAGGCCGACGCGAGACTAAGCCGGAGTGAGGCGAACCCTCATCCGACAATCAGCCGCACCGATGGCGGCAGCGCACCTTCAGCCGTGGTGGAAACACGGCAGGCGACTCCCGAAGTAGCGACGGAGTTCTGTGGCTTACAGGTCACAGGGAAAAGCTGGCAGGCAGCGGGCACGTCATTGCCATTCGCTGGCATTGGCTGATTGAACGATGAGGCAGTAGCTGAACGAGTAGTTGCGGTGGGAACCGATAATCCCCGATAGTTGCGCGTGGTGCCTTGGGGCATCATGGAGCAACCGACCCCACCGCGAACAAGCCAGATTCAGGTCTGGAAGCTGGACACCCGCAAGCCTACGGAATGCCCGTAGATCACTTGCGGGAGGAATGCCCGGTGGAGAATGCCTCCCTTGTTTGACGCCTACGAACGGAGGGAACACACCATGAAGGTCCAGCGGTTGAGCCGTTGGGCGGACACCTAGCGGGTGTCGGGTGTGGGAAGCAGTCTCAAGGTGCTCAACACCTTCTTCGGCGGTAACAATAAGGCGGTACGTCCACGCCCTGTGTGTGGCGCGAATCCAGCGGATGAGTCTTTCTCACTGAACTAACGCACGAACCAACCGGAGCACGAAGTAAAACAAACAGAGTCAATGGTGGCCAGTACGTGTGGCCATTACTCAATTCGCTTCTTGATTACTTGGAAGCAATTTCCTGGCGGAAGGTCCACGCCCAGTGCGCGGCCCGGCTTACCAGGTCACACTGGTTTAGTAGCTTCAGGGAGTTCCCAGTGAATCGCGGGCATGTCCCGCAATAACGTCCCAAAGCTCCAAGTTATGAAGAAGAACGAACAAAGCGGTACGTCCACGCCCACAGCTCAACCTGCAAAGGAAACTGCTGCCGTCGTGTACGAGTTCCCACGTGTCCAGGATGTTACACCGGAAGCTCCGGTGATGTTCGGGGACAGGAAGGAATCGTTGCAAGTGTCCGGCAATGAAAAGGTGGAAATTGATGCGTATTTCTTCGCGTCGAAAACCAACCTCAAGCTGAAGAACATCAAGACGGCTCTGAACGGTCTCAAGAAACAGGGGGTAAAACTCCCTGATGGGAAGGAGATCGGCCAGAAATGGTTCAATGATAACGTCCGCGACCCGTTTCACAAGGTGTTACGGTACGCAGCGCGTCATTCACTGAGCCACGGGGCGCCTGTGTCCCTGGCATTCACCAAGCGGTTGAACAAGGACACTGGTGTCATCACCACTACGGCAAAGCATGGTTTCGAGTTCAAGACGGCACCGACGAAACCGGAAGCGGTTGAAGCGGTGGCGGACAAAGCGGCTGACAAGGCTGCGAAGAAGGAATTGTCCCAGTCCAAGACACGGGCAAAGCGGCAGCAAGGGAAGAAAAACCTTCAGCCGGTGATTACCCCGGAAGCGGCGAATCGAATCGACGCCATGATTGCCGAAACGGAAGCGGCGAAAGCGGCTGCGGCTGCGGCTGCGGTGCCTGCGACGAACGGCGAAGCGAAGTAATCCGAAGCGAAAACGAAAGGCCTCTGCTCCTAACGGGGCAGGGGTTTTTTTGTTTCCCGCCAGCGACTTGAAACAACCTGGTCGTTGGCTGGATACAAACTTCAACTGCGGAAAGGAATCTGATTGACTAACGGTGTTAATCCACTAACCTTCGCGCATGGCTTTGAACGGCCAAGCAAGCGCGACCTCCTACAGTTACCGCCGTGGGCTTTGCCTGATTGCTCCCTGCAATCCGGTGCTTGCGCCCAGTTCAACGGCGGTAATTGCAGGTGGTTAAAGTGGATCTACTCACCAAACTATTCAGCCGGGTTGACTGTTTCTCTAACCCGAATGGCTGCTGGCTGTGGACTGGCGGCACTAATCACGATGGATACGGAGTCATGAGATTCGACGGAAGAAATGAGAGGGTTCATGTCGTTGCCTATGAATCTCTCCGTGGCGTAGTCCCAATCGGGCTTTGCGTTCTTCATGATTGCGACAGACCTAATTGCGTAAATCCAAATCACCTATTCATAGGAACCAGAGACGACAACAACAAGGACAGAGC